AATTAAATTTTTAAATTTATTTTTAAGAGCAGTATTCCATATAACATTTTGAGCAACACCACCGGAGTAAGATATATAGGCATCATAATCTTTATTGGTTACTTCCTCAAAAAAATTAATTAATATATCTGATACTTTATCGTGGACTGTTCTTATCCAATCTAAAGGCTGCAGTTCTGCTAACAATATATTTTGTTTATACTCTTTGTAATTATTAAAATCAAACAATTTATTTATAGAATATATATTATAATCTAAAGACTTTTTAAATTCTGGTAAAATATTTCCATAAGATTGAAGACCCATTAACTTTCCTGCAATATCATAAACTTGTTGTGAATTTATCCCAAAAGCTTTACCTACTTTTGCCATAGCTAATCCTAAAGATCCATTTTTTTTTGCATAACCTCTTTTATGTATTTTGTTATCTATAAGAACAGTCCATGCATTATTAGCGTCTCCAAAACCATCAATTATAATTTCGTATTTTGGTCTTGTTTTATATAGTGGCCAACAACTTAAAGCATGGCCAAGATGGTGGTTTATTCTATAAACTTTATTTTTTACAGGTAGGTGTTTAAAATTAACAGCTGGATAAAACTCTTCATTATCTAAAGGTAAGTTATAAATCCAGGGGTCTACAACAATAGCTATCTCATCTATTTCACTAGCTTTAATATTAAATTTTTCTTTTAAATCTATTTGCCATTCAAATAAATTGTTATATGCGTGATGTTTCTGTTTGTGTAATCTTTCGGTTTTAAGATAACAAACTTTTTCTCCATCGTATAGAGAAAAGTTACTATCATGCTCACATAGCCTTAACCCCAACAGCTTTTTAGCCACTATACATCTTCTCTGTTTATTTCTAATATTGATGCTGTGATATGTAATCTATTTGCGTCTGCAGCAACTACTTCCAATACTTCATTTTCTTGCATAATTAAAGGTTCATTTATTAATTGCTCTGTAGCATTACCTGCTATAACTTTATTTTTAAATAAAACAATTCCACCTCCTGCACCAGGATCTCCTGGATATAAAGTAGCTGTTATGTCACTACCATTATTAGTGTCATCACAAACTAAAATAGATTTTATAATAGCTCTAGAGTTTGAGGGTACAGTATATAAAGTTGTAGCTGTAGCAGCCGTCAAATCAAGTTTTGCGTTTTTATATATATTAGCCATTTAATTTACAAACCAAGTATATCTTTCTAATTCTTGTTTTAGGTCTTCTTGAAAAGAACTATTTAATTGATTCTTCATTGTCTCTAATGATTGAAGAAGTTGTTGTTGATTTTGTGGGTCATAGTCTACAGTAGGTTCTGGAATAAAATTAGTTACTTTAGCCATTATCTTCTACCATCGGGTTGTATGTCCGCTCTAAAAGTTCCGTATCTCCAAGTCTCTCCACTAGATAGATTAGCTATTTTTAAACTAGCCGCTCTTCCTCTAGCACGTGTGTCTATTTTTTGAGTACTTGATGTTACAGAGAAAGGTCCTAAAGAAGAACTAGCCGCTGTATCTGATGGATAATCTTTTAATAAAATAGTAACTGTTGCAGTTCCATCTAGTCTTTGAAAATCAGGTATAAATCTTCTAACTTTTGTAAAGTATTCTCCGTCACCTTCTACATGTATCATAAAATCTCCAGTTTCAATATAAGAAGAGATTGCTGTAGTTACTCCCTTATCAACTTGATCTACTCCCGTCTCATGTATCCAATATGTAGCAGATCCAGAAGCATTTGTCACTCCCTGTATAACTGGGAAAGTAGGTACTCCCGCATCATAAAAAGAAGTAGCATAAGGTTTATCAAATAAATGAGCATCGTAATAAGAGGTTCTAGCTAAAGAACTTGTATACCAAACTTTTTCTGAATAATTATATGTAACACATCTATCTATTTCAGTAGATGTACTTGAAGGATAAAACCAATTTATTTCATTAAATAATGAGTTGTGACTAGCGTAAACTATTTTTCCAGAATCATAATTAAAACCTAGATCTCCTGGGTTAGCTGTATTAAATACAAAATCTTCTACTGAACAAGGTATTTTAACAACTGTTCCATTGTAAGCGTTAAAAGAACCTGCGTCATCCATCCAATAAACAACACCATCTACGAAAGCCATAGAATGTGAGCTCATTAAACCACAGTTAGATCCCACCTTTCTAATACTAAAAGTAAAAGGTGCTCCAACATATTGCATTGTATAAGCTGCAGTATCTGTAAAAACTAACATATAATCTTTTGCTTTTACAGCACCTATAATTTCAGTTCCATCGTCTATTCTAAAAGTACCTGCTGTATTAACAGAAGTTGGTTGATAATCAGTAAAGTCTTCTTGATCAGAAAATCTTATTAACATTGCATCAAAACTTGAAGTATCTCCAATTGTTGTTTCCGTTCCTAGATGTATAAAATGTCTGTCTGTGTCTGATACAATTGAAACACTTGTTTTAGTAGGGGCTCCTGACATAAGAGTACATCTAATAGATAAAGCGTTATTATTATTACTTATAGGTTGCCAAGTAAAAGTTCTTCCTCTTGATATAGTAGCTGTTAGTATTTGTCCAAAATTATCTAAAGCCCAATCAGCTGGATCTAGTCTAACAGAAGAAGATAAAGATGCTGAGCCCCATCCTGTAAAATATTCTACTCCCGCTAAAGTAGCATGAGCTGATCGTGTTCCAGCCACTGCTCTTGTAATTCCTGTAAGATCATTCGTAGATATACCAGTGTAAGAAATAAATTCTGCTCCAACTTTAATTATTCCCGTTGTAGGAAAACCTGTTGTTGATGTAAGTGTAATAGAAGTTCCAGAACCTCCAGTACCTGCAGTGTCGTCTAATAAAGCACCGTTTAAAGTTGTAGTAAGTCCGGATGCTCCTCCGTAAGATGCCGTACCAAAACCAAAACCAAATGTTTGTCCAATAGGACCTACTTTAACGTATCTGTTTATAGTACATGCACCTGACGCTGCAACAGTGGTTCCAGCATTAGTTGCCATAGTTATTGTAAATGTATTAATTGTTGAACTGGTTACTTCAAAAGTTTGATCGGTAAAATTAGCTGCAGTGTACCCTGCACCAACTGGTGGGGTTACACTTGTAAAAGTAAAGTAGTCTCCGGCAATCATATTATGCCCCGTTAAGTTAACGGTGACCGTTGGCGAGGTGTTTGTAGTATCAAACGTTCCTCCCGTTTGCGCTGTCTCTAATGGAGTAATATCGTAATACGCTCCTCCATAATAAATATATAATCCTCTCTGAGAGCCAAGTGCTACATATTTATGGCCATCTAAATCTGCCCATTGGTGTTGTGCTCTTACGGCACCCGCTAAGGTATCTGAAGTAGTCGAAGACCATCCTCCTATTTTTTCAGGAAATCCATAACGAAATCTTACAAAATTTCCATCTACGTATTGCCCTTCAGCAGCAGTATCTGTAATTTGTTTGTTAAATCCTGGTCTTATATTAATTAAATTTAAAGCCATAAAAGCATTATACCTTAAAATATAACAGAATAACAGAATAGAAGATTACTTAGTTTCTATATTTTGACCCATTATACTAGTGAGTTCAGCCGTTTCCTTATTGAATTTTTTGTTACATTCTATTGCTAATGAAACAAACATATTAGTACAATGTTTTAAAGATTCAGCGGGTAATAATATTTTTTTCTTTTCCTTAATTATTTCAATCTCTTCTTCAGTAAATACTATTTCTCCTGAACCATATTTATCGTTTAATTGATTAATTTTCATAAATCTCCTTATCCAATGGTTTCCGCAGTATTATCCGGCATTCCCCAGAAGGGTCTTGTGTCCAAATAGCGATCTGCATTCTTACCATTTTTATCTACGTAATGCAAGAAAGCCTGTATATGAAAATCTCCTTGAAATTCCTTACGGTAGTGAGGTAATTGTCTTCCAAGATATATCACTGCTTCGCCTTTATTTAGGTGTACTGGTTTTTCTTCTATATATATTGGCCATGGTGTACCGTCATTATTAATATTTAATGTTACACTAATTTCACAAGAACGTCTATCTATGTGACTTGCTAAAGAAGAAAATTTTGTATAGCATCTCCAAAAAGCATAAGTTGGTAATAGTTCTATACCAGTTTCTTTTTCCATAAGTGGTAATTGTTTAAGCATCAAAGCTTCAATAGTCGGATCTCCATAAAATTTAGAATCGGGTATCCCCATCTCTTTTGATTGATCAAAATCTGTAGTATTTGTTCTATGCCTAATTTCACAATAGTTACTTAATAAGTTTATCTCATCTTCAGATAAAAAATTTTTAATTATTTTATAAGTAAAATCTTTTCCTATAACGCCCATGCTACTACCGAATACCTTTCTCCCTCAGTCACAGGCATGACACAGTGAGGGTATAAATAATTGCTAGGCCATATTATCATTCTATTTTCTTTCTTTTCAATTGTTGTAATTTTTTCTGAGTTAGGGTATTTAAAACACAGGTCACCTCCCTCGTAATTATCATTAATCATAAATATACAACTAAATTGTCTTGGAATTTTTGGGCTATGATCTGTATGAAATTTGTAATGTCCCCCTTCTCCATACTTTAAAACTTGTATATCATTAATAACAAATGAATTAGAAATTTTATGAAAGTATTGATAGTTAGTAATACAAATTTTTAGATGTTTTACTAAATAATTACACCATAAAACGTCAGTGTAAGAAGTTGTATTAATATTATTTAAACCCCAAGAACCTACTTTTCTTATCTTTTCATCTAAAATAGGTTTGTCATCACCTAGTATTGATGCCCCTTCAAATTTATTAGAATCTTTACATATTTTTTTAAACGACTCTAAAGTTTTATTTGGTATGACATCATTAAAAACTGTAATATATTTATGTAAATCATAATTTACTTCCATGTTTTTTTTCTCCAAAATAATTTTTTATAATTATGTACTATATGTTTTAGCATAAAAAACCTGTCTTCTAAATATTTTTTGTCACTTTTAGTTTTAATTTTCATTTTCCAATTTTCTCTTTTAAAAGGTATGCATTGAACATAAGGAGTTCCTCTTTCAATAATTGTATCTAGTTCATTATACTTATCACCATTTATAACAATTGGAAAATTTACTTCATTTTTAAAAGTATCTGTATCAACTATACCAGCAATAATTGAAAAACGATCATCTGCATTATTTAAAGGTGGGACAAAAAGAGTAGAATATCCAGGCGGTGTTGTTATTATCCATGGATTTAAAATTTTATGAAAAGCTAACTTTTTATTTTTTTCTACTAAAGGGCTTCCCTCTAATTGTTGGATAGAATGACACTCTGGTCTTCCTCGATAATTAATATTTATTCTTTCAGCAAGGCTATTCATCATTTGTTGAGCTGAATCAAAACCAGTTTTTTTCTCCCCGTCAATTTCAACATTGTGTTTTATTCTATAATCGGTTGCTATTTTTAAAAGATACCCAGAGGTGAGTGTATCTAAAAAAGGCATACAACCTTTTACAGTCTGATTTTCGTAACTATGTGTAAGATTTTTATACCATTCTGGTATATTTGTTTTTGTAGGAACTGGTAAATTATCTTGATTGTTTCTTATAAATTCTTTACTCGCTGAAAAAGTTATTATATTATCTAACATCATAGATGTTTAGCACATTTACGGGATTTGTAAAAGATTTAAATAAGTAATTCCATTATCTTGACAATATTTTTCCCAGTTAACAATAGGGTATGTTACAGTTGAAGTATCAAAAGTATCTAAATAATTACTATAGCTTACAAACTGAGTATATAAAGTTTTAGCTTGAGTATTGGCGTTTGCATTTTGAATAAAGAGATCAATATTCCATTTCAGTGTCTTTAAATATTGAAACAATTCCTCTGCATTTGAAATTTCTCCAGGATTTAGATTGTCAATAAATGTAATGGTACTTCCATTTATATTAAATAGATCTATATGTAATTTAAATTTTATAAAATCAGAATCACTAATATCTACTACTGAATGAGGTGTATTTAAAGCAGTTAACTCATTTTTTTCAGTTTCGTTTGCTGCGATTCTTAGTAAATTATTATTAAGTGTAATTGCGTAAGCCATTATGCGTTCCCATCATCAAAGTAAAATAGTCCACCAGCTCCACCTGCATCAGAAGGAGTTGGACTCGGACCACCATTATCTGGTCCTTCAAAATTAGTACCAGTCCCTGTGCCTGCATTTACAATAAACATTGTTCTCTTAGGTAATTCAATTCCACCTGGAGCTGTACCCGCTGCACCTGGGTTTGCTCTAGTCGGTTGAAAAGCAGGGCCACCCCTTGCTCCACCACTTCCACCATTTGCAGTAAAACTTGAAACTGTTGATGCAGAACCTGCGTTACCATCACCACCGCCAGTACTTGGGCTACCTTTTGTTCCCCCAGCACCTAATGAGTAAGGAACAGCCGCCCCGCCTGTAACTGGACCAGAATAAAATCCTAAACCACCATTTCCACCAGAACCACCGTGTCTTCCAGGTGCCTGTGTTGAAAATCCACCAGCACCACCGCCTGCACCACAAAGGTACGCATAAAAATTATTTGCAGCTGGATTTGCAGTTACGTTACCACTATTAGGGCCAATCTCAGAAAAATGCATAACATAAGCTCCATCTCCACCGGCTCCACTTGCAGCAGCAGTCAGTCGTCCTTGAGCATCTACAGTTATGTTTGCAGTTGTATAAGCACCTGCAGTTACTGCAGTGTTAGATAATTTATCTGGCGTAATTGAATCGTCAGCAATTTTAGCAGTTGTAATTTGTAAATCTGAAACTTTAGCAGTTGTAATTTGATTGTCTGAAATTTTTGCAGTTGTAACTGCGTTGTCTGCTATTTGTGCAGTTGAAATTGTTCCAGTAATATTTGCAGCCGCAATAGTTCCACCTAAAGTATCTAAAGATATTTCATTTAAATTTGTTCCATCTGAATATGCAGCAAATATTTTTGCAGCATTTAAAGTAAAGCCCGTTCCACTAGCAGTTTTAATAACTAGGTTAGCTGGGTTAGTTAAACCACTACAATCAAAAATATAAAATTTTTCAATTCCATCTGGAATAGTACAAATTGTACTTGCTGCAATAGTTGCAGTAGCAAATTTAATAACCATATTTCTAGCATTAGACAAAGTTGCGTCTGTCATAGCAAGAGCTAAAATTGAACCTGAATTTAGTGTTACTTGTTCAAAACCTGCAACAGATTGTTGAATTAAATTTATATTTTGATTAGTTTTATCTCCCCAAGTACCGGCGTTTTCGCCAGTCACCATAAGTTCTAAACCGAGATCTGAATAAGCTGATGTCATAAAATTTTATGCTCCTGTTTTTTATATATTACAATATTACTATAATTAAGCTGCTAGATCAACCGGTGTCCATGTAACCGATGTACCTACATCTACCTCAGCCCATGCAATTACATTAGGTGTAGCAGTACTAATTGTCATTCCTATACCTGTAAGAGTTACAACACCACTACCCGTGATGGTTACCTGACCTGTTGTATAAGTAGCTGAAATACCTGTTGCATCGTATTTGGATACAGGAGTAATATCTCCCATAGCCATTGTAGATCCAATACCTGTTAAAACTACAACACCAGTACCTGTTTGATCGTCGTCTCCTAGTACATACGTAGCAGACATACCTGTTATATCTACTTCTACTTTAGGAGAAGCTTCTACATCTTCTATAGTATAAGATAACCCAATACCTGTTAATTCAACTAATGAATGACCTTCTATAGATACATCATTAATAACTGTTCCTAGTAAAAAACTATGTGCAATCTCATGATCAGAGTTAGCTGAAGTTCCTACTGGAGTAATTTCTTGCTGTAAAGCAATACCTGTTATAGCTACTACTACATCAGTAAAGGCATCTTCATTACCAATGGCTGCAGAAAGAGAAATTCCTTGAAGTTGAACGGAGTAATTATCTCCCCATGCCATACTTCCCCAATCATCCCTTCCCCAACCTGATCCAATTAAAAATTGATCATCAATAGTAACTGAATTAATTGTAGAAGATATTAAAGAACCTGTAGCATTAGCTCCAATACCAGAAGCTGAAGTACCTATTGCATAAGATAAATCTATTCCAGTTGGAGATACGTCAGCGGAAGCACCTGCTACCACTCCAACATTAATTATAGATAAGGATATTCCAGTTACAGAAACAACTGCATCTGCTGTGGTAGTAGAACTACCTATTGAATATGATGAGGCAACGGATGAAGTAAGTACGGTTTCATCAGATAGGTCTCCCCATTCCGATGCTCCCCAACTTTTTTTACCCCATCCAGTTGCCATAATTCATAACTTTGTTGATTACGATATTCTTAAAATCGCTTGAGTATCGTTTGCATTAGGGAACTGAATAGTAAATGTTCCAGCTGTTGCAGTTTTGTCTCCACCAAAGTCAAGTACACATACAGATTTAGCAGCTTCAGATGTATTATAAATCAAAGCTCCTCTTGCTGTTAATGTAACTCCAGTGAATGATAAATCAGTAAAGTCAGTAAAAGCTGTAGTTCCATTTACAGAAACTAAAGCGTTAACTAGCGCTCCGCCACCGGCTGCGTATTGACCAGTGTCTGGCACTTGTCCTCCAACACCTACTGCGTATGAAGTAGTATCAGCTCCGATAGTTGACGCACTTGTGTATAGTGCTAATTTAAAAACATCTCCGCCTGATGCGGCAAAGTTGTGTATCCCTTGAAAAGTTTGTTCTTTAAAAGAGTTCGTGATTGCATTTGTAGTAATAGCCATAATTTTTCTCCTATTTTATAATTTTTATGGTGATGGAGAAGGCACTTTAACTCGTGGCACTCCATCGGTGTATTCGTCTCTACGTCTTCTGCCCATTTGTTGTAAAGCAAAAGATTGTATTTGTTCATTATACTTGTCAGAATACAGTTTGTACATATCAGCAGGTCCTTTTAAATAAGCAAAAGACTCAACTAAAACTCCGTACAATAGTAATGATTGCTGGTAGGTAGACAAGTAAGTAGTGTTAGAACTCGTAAAATGAGGGGGATATTTAATATAATTAATTTGAACTTGTCCAGCTGCTGCCGTGGCATCTGGTGTTGGGGCTACTAAAAAATTATTCTCATCCCAGTTTGCATAATATAAAGGAGAGCCTGTAGCTCCATCATTATTATATTCAGAGATAAAACTAGTATCTCTTTTTTCTAAAAAAGTTCTAGTATCTGATATAATAGTCTGTACGGATCTTAAAATAAGCATATCAGAAGGTAAAGATATATATCTTTGACCAGAGATAAAACTAGCAGTTGAGTATTTTCTTAAATCATCATAATCTACTTTACCCGCAATATCTAATTCTGTGTTAGTAGTAAATTGATCAATTAAAGTATCCGTTAATACATTAGAATCTACTTCTGTATAACTTCTTATTTGAGCTAAAAAATCTATGTAACTAATTGCCATTATGAAATCTCCACTGTTATTTGACCTATTTGAGTACCTATTTGTCTTGCTCTATTTTGAGCAGAACCATCGTCTGGTTGCATTCCATTTGAATTAAAAGCAAATAATCCCGGTAAGGTTAAATCTATTGTAGTAAATCTAGATCCTCCAGAATTAAATGTAAAGTCCTGTGCTCTAGGATTCTGTAAAGCTATAGCATCTCCAACAACTCTTCTACGTCTTATCTGTGGATGCTTAGGCTCGAACTCTGAAGTATGGACAAGTGCTCCCGTCCACTCTCTAACCATTTCTTTATAGGGAAACGCCTGACCTGAACGGTCAGATATTGCCATTGATCTTCTACCTTGAGCGTAAGACATTATACTCCATCTCCAAAGTAAGTCATTGGCGAAACATATAAAGAAGTTCTTTGACCATCTTCATCTAAAGCTCTAATCATTTCATCTTCATAAGTTTGTTTTAAAAGAGGCACTCTATCTGCTGCATATTGAAAAGAAAGATAATAAGATAGTCCTGCAATCATGCACGGTAAAAATCTAAATACCGCATCTGGATTATTTGAATAAGCTCCAGCATCTTCAATTCTTTTAACTACATAAAATTTTACATAAGTATAAGTCGAAGCATCGGGTGCTTGATATAAATAAATTTTAGGAGTGGTTTGTCTATCAACATAATATTGAGAAGGTTGACCTTGATTTAGTTTATTAGGAAGAGCAGCATAATTAGATCTATCTACTTTAGTTAAAGACACATCTTGAGTATTAGCTGTATCATTTCCTCCTCCCGTAGTTGAAACAAAAGCTTCTAAGACATCACTTACATCTGAATTACAAGTATATTCTGCTTGTCCTGCAACAAGAGCTATCTCATCTAATTCAACTTTCCATAAATGAACCCCTCTATTGCCCCAGTCAGAAAACAATACGTTTAAATTTCTTCTTGCTTTTCTTAAATCATTTCCAGAGTTAGGTCGTACTCCACATCTGTTAAATGCTTCATCTATAACTTCTTCTATAGTTAAATTAAAACTAGTTGTTCCTGAAGTAGCCATTATATTATATCCTTATAATAATCATTTATTTTATTATTGTAATCAAATGTTTTATCTTTTTCTTGGTTTATTATACCACCTAATTTATTTGATTTAGTGTTTAAGTATTTTGGATCCATTAAAGTATTTCTTGTATTTCTTCTTTTTTTTAAAGCAATTTTAAATGCTTCGTTAAAAGCTTCTCTACCTTCTTTAGGCATTTTAATTTTTTTCATTGCACCTAAAGTAATTTGTTGTACCTCCCTTAATGTTTCATAACGTTCTTGAGCATTATTTAAGGTTGCTGTTTTTTTAGCGGTATCAATTTTATTTTTTAAAGCACTTTTTTTTCTATAATCTCTAATATCTTTTCTGTCTTTAACAACAGCTTTGATTACCTTTTTAATTAAAGGTTTGGCTACCATAAGAGAAAGTTTAAGTACCATTATAATATATCCTTATAATAATTTAATTTAATTTTTTCTAATTTAGATAATTTTGTAGCACCATGTAATTTTATAGCCTCAACTTTATCTGCTTTACCTAATTTTGTAGATTGTCCTTTAGTTAAATCAATAAGTTTTTTACCACTAGCTTTAGCATATCTCTTAACTCCATATCTAATGCCGGCACTTAATAATCCACCAAGTAACATTTTTTCTTTTTTCACTACACTAAATCCTTGTAATAATCTTGTTGAGTTTCTTTACTAAAAGAAAACTCTCCTCCTTTAGAAAGTCTTTGAACACACGTTCCACCTTGCATTACTTGTCCTGGAGGACAAACCATAGGATTTGAACCACTTCCTTGTTGTTGAACGGGAGGTTTATTTTTTATTCCCATAGCTTTATTACCTCTATTAGTGTCTCTAATAGTTTGTAAAGTATTTACTATTTGAGCTCCAGGGATTAAATTTAATCTACCTTTTGCTTGAAAATTAGCTTTATAGTTATCTGTAAAAGAAGTAATGGACTCATCGCCTTGAGGTCCTGTATCTCCTAGATTTACATTGCCTTTTGCTGCAGCAGTTGCTCCTACGTTACCCATAGCAGCGCTAGCGGCTTGATTGGCTGCATTACCCATGTCCATTCCACCACCTCTAAGCTTTTTAACTTTAAGTTTATTTTTTCTCACTACAGAATATCCTTATAGTAATCCTCATATGATTTATTATTGTAAGTAACTCCATCTATTTCTGAATTAATTAGAGATCCATTATATTCCATCTCTCCACCTTTTGATTTTTTAGGTACACAATTAGGAACTTTACGCCCACCTTTAGACTTCATTCCAATCATTTCATAACCGTCCCAACAAGGACCTTTTGATTTAGCCATTTGTTTCTCCTTTATTTATAGCGGCCGCTTTGAGAGTGTAAAACTTCTCCTTTTTGCGGTTGTACAACTTCTTAGATTGTACCACTTGATGACGGTAAGTTCTAGACCTTAGGTTTTTGGCTATGGGGTTTGTAGATTTTGCCATGAGTTTTCAGTAAAACCTTTTTAAATTCTGATTTTTCTTTCTTAGTCCAACCTTTATTACTGCTGCCTAAACCCGGTTCTAGTTGTTTAGTCATTGACCCTCTAGTTATTGCCATAATTTTTCCTTTGTATTATATTATAATCCATTTAAAGATAATACCACACTATCTTTTACTTTAGTAAAATTTATATTAAAAGATATTATTGTTTTTCTTAGATTATTAATAATTTTTGGAGATCGGTGTATAATAAAACTAGGGAAAATTACCACATCTCCCTCTTTAGCATTTATTGTAATTTTATTATTAATATCTATTTGATCTAATAATTCTGTCTTTGGTGAATTTTCTGGTAGTTCTAAATAGTAAACACCTGTGTAATTTTCTCCATGAATATGCCATGTGTGTATATTGTCTTTTATATACTGTTGGTACCACATTCCATTAACTTCACATTTTTCATAATTTAAAGTTTCTGCACATTCATTAAAATGTTTTTCTAATTTTGGTTTGATAAACTTAACCCATTCTCTATTATAGTTTAAATTTTCTGACCAATCACATCTATTAATATTGTCGCCATAAAAATCATTCGTCATATTATAGCTCCAAGACTGATCAATCATAGACAGTAGTTTTTCTTTTACTTCTCTGTGACAGTCCAGTTGTTTAAGTATGGCAGCACAATTTAACTTTATTACCATTTAGATTCTGAGTTATTTGGATGAATAGTTATATTACCGGATATAGTTACACTGTTATTTATTTTTTTAACCATGTGTTCTATAAAACTTGGAAATATGACTATTTGATCTTTTCTACATTTAGGCAAAAACTCTAATTGAAAAAAATTAGTTTTGTTAAAAAAATAAGGTGCGGGATAATAAGATTCTATTAAATTAATTGCAGGATTAAAAAATATTGTTTTACCTTCAGTTACTTCTTTATAAATAATAAATGAAAAATGAGCCTGAGGATGAGCATGTTTTTCTTGAAAGTCATTATCAGTATATCTATTTTCCCAAATATTTAATAGTTGAATTTTTAAGGGCTCCTTAAATTGTGTTGAAAGTGAACCAGCTATAATTTTTAAAAGATAGTTAAAAGATTCCTTATCTAATATATTCGAATAATTAAATGAAGATAAAGTTTCGGAGTTCCATGTTTTTTCAAAATTTTGATTTTTAATATCTATCTTAGAGCTATCAATATTATCAATAAATATCGGAACAGAAAATAAATTTAATTTCATACTAAATCAACTGCCTTTCCTAAAATTGGTTTATATTTAACTTTACCCTCTTCCCTAAATGCATGCAAGAATTGTTTTCTAGGTTTATCCTCAACATAACTGCAATGACACCATCCGCTGTTGGGTTCTCCTTTTTTATAGAACTCGAGAATCATTTGATCATATTCAAGGTTCTTATATATCCAGTCACAAAGCTCAGCATTATCAACTCCCGGACATTCAAAATCAACGGCTTCCGCATCGCAGTGTTGACTGTTGACTGAACTACCAATAGCTTGAGATAACTCTGGAGATCTATAACACGAGGTCACTACTACAGGACCGAAGTGATCTCTGACGGGTTGTAAAATATTATCACAAAGTAATTTTAATTTTGCTATTTGATCTGAGTTAGGATTATTATCTATGCCCTTACGGACAGCAGTGTCTGATTTGATTAACTCTTGAAGATTAAAATTACGAGATAGATTCATGAAAAAATTATATTTAAGTTATATCTTAGACCATCAGTTGGTCCACAACCAAAGTGTATTTGATTACTTTTAAAAAGTAAAGCTTCCGATTCATTACTTATAAATTTTTCTTCTTGTATTTTTGTATAGCCATCATTTGTATTTAAATTATATAATATACTATAAAAGTTATCATTGCTATAATCAGTGTGTGGCTTACCCATAGATAATGGATGATAAAAATTATAATTTACCCTTTTTAGTTTATTAAAAGTCATTGATAATTCATCACAAATTTTGTTAGCTATTATAAAAGCAAACATATTTAATGTTTGATGATTAGGATGAGCTATTACTTCTTCATTAAAAGTTTGTAAAGCCAATCCTTGATCTTTGTTAAAATTGTTATCTTCTTCTTTTTCATCATAACCAAAATACCAACCTGGAGTATTTTGTAGTATTTTAATTATTTCTTTATTTGCTTTAGAAGGTAGAATTTTTTTAATTTTAGTAACCATTAATAATTAAGTAGCCTAAAATCTTTATAATAATAATTTTCAACATATTGTTTTTGTTTATTAGTTAAATTTATTTCAAAAACTTCTGAAAAAGATCTTGCATCAAATGTTTCTAATTTTAAATTAAAATTATTATTTATCCATTCAACAAACTTAGCGCCTAAACCATTTTCATATTTATAAATTTTAACGTCATAATTTAAAAAATTTATTTGAGGCGTATACCAATTATCATCATCATTAAAAATTAAATTATTTAAATAAAGGTTTAAATTTTCTTGACTACTAAGCATAGTGTCGATTGTATCTTTATTTAATTTTACATCAGAGTTTATAGCACTTAAAAATCTTGTAATTGGGTCTCTTATTACAGCAAATTTTGTACATTTTAAAAAATTTAAATAAACTTCATAATCTGGATAAGTTAGATGACCTATTTCTTTGTTTTTCCATTTTGTATTAAAGGCATCAAGAGAAACTTCGTGTTCATTAATTTTGAATAAATTGGTTATATATCTTCCACCCGTTCTTGGAACATGCACAAAGTATACATTTTTATTTATTAGCATTACTTACCTCTAACAGAATCGATGAAATTGTAAACCCTTCCGAATTGCTTATCAATAGACATCAAATCAGATTGGATCATGGCTACTATTAACTGAAGTTCTATGAGTGTGACCAATGTCCAGGTAGCTAAACCCATAAGGATAGTACCAAGTAATGCAATTAATGCTGTATTAGTTTTTCGGTTCATATTGGTGCTACAATCATTGTTAATGCAATAAAAGCTATAACCAATACACCTGTAAAATAATAATTCATCCGGGCACACTCCATTATTGACACGATAAACACTCCTCGTATTCAATTTCTTTTACTTCATGCTGGCATTTTTTACATTCACACAAATCCATTAATGGTGTGTAGTGTTCAGAATCTATTTTATCTTCACTACAATGACACCCATGGCCGCAAGTTTTACACTTTACCATCATGTTACTTCTTCTTTTTGTTAAAAAAATTAGATATTTTAGCTACAGTGTTGTC